TAGAGTATACCCACTGCCTACGAACTCTGTACTATATGCGGTAGAGGCAAAGTGTAGTCTATGTGAGGCTACAGTAGCAGTACCGCCACCGTCTGCAGTTGCCCAGCCAAGCCTTAAATCAGCTCTATATCCTCCTAGTTTTTCTGCGTTAAGGTTAGTACACTGTGTTCCGTTTGATACTGCTACCTGCCCCGAGGAATTACCAGCATGATAATTATCTACCCTATCAGCATTAAGGTTAGAGACTAGCTCTGTACCTGTTTTTAGTAGTACTCCATTTAAGCGTGTTTTACCATCTGCATATAGGGCATAGCCACTAGTAGTATTGTTAGCAAATACACCGTACCCGCCAGTATTATAACATGTTCCGGATACCCCTACACCAGCCCCTGAAGCCTCCCCCTTTACACCAATACCAGTTGCACTCTTACCAAGTATCCCTGTACCAGCTCCAGTAACAGTACCATAAACAGCTACAAGAGCCCCGTACGCTCTAATACCCCAATACCTAACACTAGATGTATTAACTGCCATTGCAGCAACCTGGCCTTCGATAGCTATACTACCATTAAACTTAGCACTGCCAGTTATCTCTATATTAGAGTTACCAATAATATCACCAGTAGTAACTGTGCCTAAGTTAGCCACAATATCAGACAATGCACTTACACTACCTACTGTCTTATCTGCATCAGCAGGGGGTTTAGTTCCGTCCACATTAGCGTAATCTACTTTAGAGGTAGTACCACTGAAGGACCCAGTCATAGCTGACTCATTTCCAGCCTTATCAACAGAGCTAAGTCTGAAGTATCCAGTAAGCCCAGGAGTAAGTTCAGGAAAATGGTAAGATGTACCTGATACCTCAGCAACCTTTATATAAGCTGTGCCGTTCCACCAATATACATTAGTCTTAGCATACCTAGTTGTTGCAGGATTTGTCCAGGATAGTACTACATTATCGTACCCCTGAGTAGATGAATAGCCTGATGGTGCAGAAATACCAGTAGCACTAGCAGTCGTATCCACCGTAGTAACAAGTGACCACACGCTTTCTTGCGGCCCATTGAGTGCTTTAACTCTTACATCATAAGTTTTACCTATGAACCCTATATCAACTTGTAGTGAGTTAGCAGTGATTGGGTACTCAGAGTAGGCATCAGAAGTCCCATTCTCTCTATAGGATACTATATAACTTGTTACGTCACCAGCAGGAGCTACCCAAGTAAGGGTAGTTAGAACTTTTACTGTGCCGTCTACGTCATTAACCGTGGTTTTAGTATAAGGAGTCCCTCCCCATGTAGGAGCAGCAGGGACAGTATACCCTACAGGTTTATCTCCAGTCACATCAGCATAGTCTACTCCAGCAGTAGCCCCTACTACTGCTGCCGTTAAAGCTGATTCATTACCGACAGTATCCACTGAAGATAGCTTAAATGATCCACTAAGGCCAGTAGCTAAGTTATTAATTGTATGAGAAGTGCCTGATATTTCCGCAATATTAACATAACTAGTCCCATTATACCAGTATACTATAGTATGGTCATAGTCCTTAGCTGTAGGATTAACCCAGTTAAACGATAGAGTATCATACCCTTGGCTTACTGTAAAGGCGGTAGGCGGTGCTGGAGGCGTAGTATCAGCAGTAGTATCTACGGTTTTAAGCGTAGACCAGTCACCGACTGAGTTAACATTAGTAGCTCTTACTTTAACTTCATAAGTCTTACCCAATAATCCGAGGTCTACCTTTAGAGTATTAGTAGCTATATTATACTCTTGGAAGTCATCTGTACTGCCTGATACTCTCCAAGCTACTGTATAGATACTAGCATAGGCAACGGCATCCCATGTTATAGTAGTAAGAACTAGAACTTTACCATCCTCATCCTTTACAGTCTCTTGAGCTAACCAAGATACTGGCCAAGTAACAGGCACAGGAGTAGCAAATACTATTAAGTCCATCCCATCAGTTATAATAACTGTAAACTCAGGTGTCCAGTTAAGATCAGTATCGTTATAGGTGTCTGAGATAGCGAACCTAACATAGAACGTACCCTCTACGCCAGACCTTAGAGCCGCCCCAGTAAGGGCCGAAGCTGCCACTGTTCTCCAATACCATGTAGCAGCAGTAGGAGTGAATCCAGTAGTGTCTGACATAGCTACTATTAAGTCAGCAGCATCAGGAACCACTGAGCCAGCTCCTAGGGTAAGTACTATGTCTCTGCCGAAGCCTGTAACAGTACTACCAGCTCCAGGTAATGCTGGAGCAGGGTTAGTGACTACTATATCATTAGACGTTATACTAAGTCTGCCTATCAGGTCTCTAGCAAATAGCTTAAGCATAAAGCTACGAACAGGGAAACCATAGTAGTCTATGATAGCTTCTCTTGTGAAGACTTGCTGGCCTCCTTTATAAAATGCCGATGTTTGGTCGATAACATAGGGCATTATATAGTCGCCTACCTTAGTAAGACCATCAGCAGTATATAAGTGTACTACATAGTCTCTTAGTACTCCAGCAGGGTTTATAGTATTGTATTCCCAGGTAAAGGCCACTGACTCTGCATTAAATACTAGACCTCCTCCAGCTACTTGGAAGTTTACAGGAGGAAATAACGTACTGTCTAATACCCCGTAGTTATAGGTTATGTAGGCAGGGGGTGATAGTGTACGAGTTAGGCCAACAGCTCTAATAGTAACATCGTAGATTCCGGCAGGTATGTTCTCGAACTCTAAGAACAATTCAGCAGTTTCATATAGTACTATCTTGCTCTTGTTCATGTTTATACGTATCTGGTAGCTAAGATGCTTAGCGTTATAGTCCCAGGTAAGACGTATAAGATTAGTCTCTAGTATGTCATCATTTCTAAAGTCTTCAGTTATAGCTAAGCCAGTCACAGCAGGCAAAGGTTTCTGTATGTTGTAGGCATATGGCTCTAATGGCAGCCCTAATTCTACTACTCCCCACTTTTGAGGGTCATAGAAGTTACAAGTAAGAATATACTGCCCAGCTTCTTGCTCTTCTATAGATAGTATTCTGTAAAGTCTAGGCTCAATAACTGAGGTCTTAGTGCAGTAGAATTCATTAAGTGTATAGTCTCCGGCAGGCAAGGCAGAGTCTAGTACTATGGTATCGGTAACTCCAGTAGTATTTGTAGTTCGCTCTATGATACTGCCGTAGTTTTCAGCCATTACACTAAAGGTAAACCCGGCTTCTGATAACTCTACAGCCCTATCTAGTGTTATCGTAGTTCCAGCTACTGAAAGCACCCTTCCAGCTAACATAGTAGTATTGTCTGACGTTATATAGTCATTATCTAATACCCCAACTACATCGCCTAATTGTAACCCTACTACGTTCATTCCCATAGCAAAGACTACATTATCATACTCATAGTTAGCAGCATATAGGACGTGTTTGGCGAGTCTCCTTGCTTGGGCTTCCGTTACTGTAGCATAAGCCACTAAGTCTACAGGATTATACCCATACTTCTCTATAAAGCTATTACCTACAGTATCGTCAGATGTAGGTTCTTGTATAGTCCTAGGTAAATATCTGTCTTCTCTATCGTTAAAGGTAATAGATGCAGCAGTAGGGCGTTCTGTTACATCAGTAGAGTTATAGGTAAACATCCCACCTAGGACGTTAGCATTGGTTATAATCTTAGAGGTAGGGGTAGGTCTATCTTGTATTACAGATATTTGGCTTTCGTTATCTATAGTTACTACTGCTTTCATAACTGAGGCAATAGTCTGTAGTAACTGCCACGCGTTTACTTGCTTCTGTATAAGGGCATTAAAGGTAAACCTAGGCTCCATAACCCCGAAGCCGTTGTCTAATAGCTCGTTGTTATAGACTGAACAGTCATATAAGTCCCATTTATTTACCTTAATAGACTGCCCTAGAGCTTGCCCTACCCCATAGCGTAGGTTAGTTATCACATCATAGAGTACCCATGCTGGATCTTCAGTCCAAGCTTGTACGAAAGCACCAGACCAACTACCGGAGTAAGTTTTAGTAGACTCGTCCCAGTTATCAGGTACACTACAAATGATACCTTTTGGTAGGTATCCTCTAGTAGGTATCTGGTTTCCGACTTCTTGGGCTGGTACTTTAAGACCTCCTATAGCAGTGTTCTCATAGGTAAGAGGAGGCCCGAAAGTCTGTATCTCAGTCCAATAGGCTATATTAAACATAGAGCTTTTTAGTAGATTTAGGTCATCATCGTCTGATATCCTTTCTACCCTAAACTGCCAAGCTGTAGCACCATCAGGAGGGGTAATCCTATATTGAGTCTGGTAAGCTGTCACAGTCTTACCAGTAAGGGTAGCACTTTTAGCTAAGAACTCAGACTCAAGGGCAGGAGCGGTTTGGGTTATGTATATATTAAACAGTACTGTGTTTTCGTTACGGTCACCCACAGTATTATCAGCATCCCATATACCAGATGGGAAGTCCAACGTAATATAGGCAGCAGTTATATCAGTACCCCTAATTACCTGAGACACAGAACTAGCTTGGGTTACTGTAGTTCCCATAGGAAAGACAGCAGATACTTCCTCAAAACCTGGTATTACTGTTTGGGTTGGAGAACCTACGCGAAACTGCCCTTCTACTCCTTGAAAGTTAAGAGTACCATCAGCATTTTCTACTGGAGTCTGGTTAAGAAACACATCTTTCCATGCGTTCTCTAAGCCAACTATCGGGCCTTCTGACCAAACTTCTAGCACCTCGACCACTACTACAGTCTTAAGTGTATTTTCGGCTTCTACTGGCTGGCGAGCTGACCCGCCTTTACCGCCTTCCCCTCTTAGTATTATATCTTTAGACATTTACTTTCTCTATTTTAACTACTGTTACGAATCTCTCAGTACCAGGAGGAGAGCTAAGTGTGGGATATATCCTAAGTACTGGTGTTACCTGGGAGGCTAGGGTTGTAAAGGTGAATGTAGGCCATACAAGTACATACGTTTCTGCATTATAGCTGGCCGGTATAAGGTAAGCTTGGCCTAACTCAGTAACCCCGTCTATTGCATCTATGGTAATATCGTCATAGGTATGGAAATCCCCAGAGGCTATATCATATAGAGCTTCTGCTGCTACAGTAACTTTGTAAGTAGTACTATCCTCTAAGTTTAAACTTAAGACCGCCCCACCGAAAGCCCCAATAGCTGCCGTCTTAGTTATACTAAGGCCATTAAGTATATTAGTTAATGTAGCTCCTACCCCTGCCCAGCTAAGGGAAATAGGTAAGGCAAAGTTAGAGTCAGTTGGGGCTAGTTGGTTCTCAGTAAGACCTAGTTCATCACTAACCATAGCGGCTGAGATAACAGTAGACCCTATCATGTGCTTTCCATATAGTAATGGGACGGGGCCGCCTTGTTCAGTTATATTAACTACACCGTTATAGAGTAAAGAAGCATTACGGTCTACCTCTGCACTATTATAGTCCATTTTAGGTGATGACGTAGAGATAGCTTGAACTATAGCACTAAGACCTATAGCAACACCTAGTGTTATTGCTGTGTCTATTACAACTATGGCTAGAGACCCGGCAAGAGCAGAAGCTATCCCTGATACCCCACCACCTGCTGCAGTTAGCCCTATTGCTGATAAAGCACTACCTATAGCGGCTAGAGTAATAGCCCCTTCAATCCTAGGGTAGATATGAATCTCTTGATCTGCTATATCAGCCCTGATAGTATCATCGGTTAGTAAGGTATCTTCCTCAGAAGGCTCACCCTCTACCTTTGGCTTGCCCACACCTATATGCCAAGAACCTATTAGTAGCTCAAGCTTAATCTCTTTACCTACGTTACAGGCTAGGCCATTTATAACATCTACTAGGTCTCTAGCAAAGATAGTAATAGGCTCAGTACCATACTTTTGACCTAGGCTACCATGAAGATAGACTTCGTGCATAGTATCTGTCATTTAAGTAACCTATAAGCTGAGTGAAACTGTTTACTCCAACGTGAGAATGTATCAGTACTAGATTGCCTGCCATTAAGATGGTGCATGAATGTATCTGCTCCTAAGTATATACCTACGTGATTAGGTATATGGCTGCCTACGCTAAAAACTAATACATCACCTATACAGAGCTTACCTACGTTTCTTACCTTAGTTAACCCTTGATTGTTAAGATTAGTCATCATTAACTCAGGGGTATCCTCTATCCAGGAGGGAGGCCTCGGCAGTAATGCTAGTTCATGCCGCATATTAAGTCGGTAGTAATCCCTAACTATAGTGTAGCAGTCAAACACATTAGGTATATAAGGTCTATTTAGTAGCTCTGGTGGCACTCTCTGATTAAACCATAGAGTACTAGATACTTTATTAGGTGAGCAATGGACTATGCCCTGTAGAACTCCAGTAGTTTCAGCTAGTCTCATGTCTGCTTCACTTGGAACTCTAGGGTCTATTTCTCTTATTGCATCATGAGTATGGGAGTGTATGACGGCCGAAAGGTCTCTCTCATGCGTTATATACGTACCTGCAGGCATAAGAAAGCACTCACTAGGGCTAGAGGCTATGTTTTCTATAGGTACAAAGAGGTCTCTTAGTACTACTCCACACGCCTCAAAAGGGTACTGTAGTAGTATATACGTTTCCATCTCTAGTTGATTAGTTATCTTCATCTTAACTCCGTAGTCTTGTTCTACTTACGCCTGGGGCATATAGATTTCTAGTTGTCTTAGAGGCTAGTATCTGCCTACGTGGTAGCTTTAAGTTAGGGAAGTCTAAGGCAGAGGCTAACTCGTACTCTATACTTAATTTATCCTGCTTCATCTTTCTAACTATCGAGTACTCTTGTTTAGAAAAGTAAGAGAGTAAGTTAGGCTCACTACCATTGTCTGTGAACTTGTAGCAGGTAATTGTTCTAACTACCCGGACACCAGATAGGTCTCCTAAGGAGAGGAAGATAGCAAAGAACACGTTGTTAATATTACTTACTGAGAGGGTTGGTCGTTCTAATGCACTGCCGTCCCCTACGGACTTTATGTTAATAAAGGTAAACGGAAAGGGGGTATAACTATTACCATCCCATAGTATACCGTATAGGTTACCGACATTGCTATTAGTATAGTACACACTATCACTACCAGTTGGGATTGGTATTATAGGAGTAACATCGAATTCAAATAGTTCTACTATAGCATCAGGCGTTAAGGTATTAAGTTCTTCTACTATGCTGACCATTAGGGCGTAACTCCAGGGAATTTATGCTCTATTATACCAAAAGAAATAGTAAAAGTATCTACTTTTATTGGGGATTTAGTATAGGTTCCCTCTTTAAGTCTTACTATCATGTCAGGTTCCCCTTCTAGCGGTATAAGAAAGGCATTTTGTACTCCTACTGTATTAAGAAAGTCACTTACTGTAGTTGCCTCAGCTTGAGACAAGTTTTTCATAGTTATGGTAGATGATACTTTTAGATCATCTAGCCCTATACGAAAGGCTTGCTCATAGCCATCACCGAAGCTACTAGACTTAGAGTTACCAGCATAGGTAAGGGCTATTGTATCTATTATTTTACTATGGTGGGGTAGCGGGAGTGCTGACATTTCTAGCCTAATCTATTTTTTGTTGTTTAAACCAGGAGATAAGGGAGTTACATCTAGCCTGAGCTACCTTATACTTCCCTAAGTTAATAGTTAGGTTAGTAATGAGATCTGACGTTCTAATATCTGAGGGTCTGGTATCGGGACTAACAGTTCCTCTGGGGGCTGCGGACACAGGGTCGATAAGTGAGGTGAGCAAGCGTTTAGACTCAACGCTAATATTACACTCGCTATCAGTCTTTTGTATGGTAGGTACATATCGTATAACCTCTCTATTAACTATCTTAGTTTCTACTTTTATCTCTGCTTCTTTAGCTGATAGTTCAGATAGTAATGTTTTATTTAGCTCTCTAACCTCTACCAACTTAGCCCTCTCTAGCTTGAGTACTGTAGATTGCTCTGCCTTTACTAATACATCTTTAGCCTTATAGCCAGCACCTAGCCCTAACGAGAAGATAGCTAGTGCGAGACCTAGGTAAACGTAAAGGCTTGGCATAGATTACTCCTTATTCATCACACTATCTATGGTATACCCAATAGCTAGGAACTTGCCTAGTCCATAGGGGTCTGACAGAGATACTGATGGTTCTACTGACACAGCTACTACCCCAAGTGTAGTGATAACACTTAACGCAGTATACTTGCCTTCGACATATAGATACTTTCCGAAGTTGTTAGTTGTCTGTTTTCTTAGATAACGCTTTAGCCAGTGTAGGGTAAGCCCTACTAAAGCGATTAGATTACATAGTAGGTAAATTAGCATAGTTGGTTCCTTTTAGTGAAGTAAGTTAATAATTTTTTCATAAAACGTAGATAGGATTGCTATTACTGACCCAGACACTAGAACTACTCCACCTAGAAAGCCCTTCTCTTTAGACTTTTCAGCTAACAGTTGGTCTAGTTTCTTGTCTAAGCATTCATACTGTTGTTGTGACACTCTTTGTGCAGTAGCATTTATCTCTCTATAGACAATAGCTTGGGCTTGAAACGCCTCTAGTCTACGTAGTCTAGCTTCAGTAGTACTGTCATAAGTATCAGGAGTAATAGGCATAAGGAGTACTAGCCTTCTTCTATAGCTATAGAGTTTCTAGTAGCTCTTAATCCAACGTCTTTAGAATAGCCACTGTCTAATACTTGGATAGCTGCTTCCTTAAAGTCTTTGTTAGCTAGAGCTTTGTGCATTAGTTTAAACTTACGTAGACCTCCGATACCTAAGTTATAGCACATATCAATTAAAGCATTTTGTCTAACTTCTGACAGTTCAGTATAGCTAGGGAAGGCATTAAATAGGTCTCTACTTGCATCTTCTAAGTCAATATGTAATAGGTCATTAGCAAGTAGTCTAGTAATTCCATTGTCATCAAGGTTATGACCATATCCGATAGTTAGCTTACCAGCAGGACACCTATAAGGTTTTAACCTTAACCCTTCGTTTTCTTTAACTAAATTTATTAAGTTTTTATTTAACATCTAACTTCCTTAAATTAAGTGGTAGTAGGAGTAACCCATAAAGAACTATCTAGTTTAAACTGCTCGTACCCGTATGGTTCTGGGTCTGCTGTAAGTAGCCACAAGTAGTCCGTCTGATCTACGTCTTGCCAAGCGGTAGTCTCGAAACCGTCTTTAGAATCCTCCTGTTACTCCAATTGCCCAGTCCCGCGACCGCATGGCTGTTATTGCTGCTCTACCTGTTGCGCTTGGTGCTGATCCTCCTGACTGCCAAAATAGTCCTGAACTTGTCAGGTTGCTATTTATGCTAACTAATATTCCGTCTATGCTTGTTTGAGATAGATTAGTAAAATGGAATGCATACATAAAGTTAGTACATAAACAGTTATCAAATGAATGAGCTGGGAAATCAGTCAGGTTAACATTTAAATACCAGCAGGTACTAAATGTTGTTGCTTTCCTAAAATCTAGAAGTGGGAATGTTGATAAATTAGTATTAGTCCATGCCGAGTTAAAGTAAATACCCTCGCTAGTATCAATTGATGGGAATTCAGTGTATTTATTACCCGCAAATGATGATGCAAAATTAGTAACGTTTTTCGTATCAATTGCTGGGAATATAGTTATGTTTTTATCCTTCCATGCCTTTGTTAGACTAGTCGCATCGCCATAACTTGCTTTAGCCCCATTCTCAACAAAATAAGCTTCTACTTTTGCCAGGTCTGCATCAGCTACAGCCCCTTCTCGTATTAGCACCCCAAATATCTTATTACTAGAAAAGAACTGGCCACCTATCTTATGCGAACCAGCAGGCAGATCAACACCATAACTTGCAGTACCATCACCAGTCCCGATGACCATCGAACCTACCCATCCTCCTACTGGAACAGTAACGATAATAGCATCGATAACTTTATCAATAGTAATACAATCTGGTAGCGTATTATATATTGGTCTAGCGTATAGTGTCCCTTGCGTACCA